GAGGCGAATGACCGAAAGCCAAGCACCGCGCCGGCCAGCGTGAACACGCCAGTGCCCGTCGTGGTGCTCGACTCCAGCACGCGATCGGCGAGTACGAACGGCATGGGGTTCTGTCCTTACGCCGGGACCGCGGCCTTGATGGCGTCGAGGATCTGCGCCTTGGTGGCGTCCTCGTCCACCTCGATACCCTGTGCCGATGCGTGTTCCAGCAACTGCGCCTTGCTCCACTGCGCGCCAGGCTTGCCGGCCGCCTCTTGTCCATCCGTCTCCTTGGGCGCCGCCGCCGGCTTGGAGTCCGGGCCCTCGAGCACGATGCCCGTGTTCGACTCCTTGGCCTGGCCGACGCTGGCATTGAGCACCGCGCGACGAATGTCACCACGGGCCGTTACGCCATAGGCATCACGCACCGCGTTCTCGTTGTACTTGCGGGTCAGGCGGTCGTATTCGTCGTCCGCGTCGATCTCGGCGTTTTGGCCGGTCGGCTCGCCCGGGTAGACGTTCGAGTCGCCATGAATCGCCTGCAGAACAGGGATCTCGTATTCGGGAACCTGGGGGTAATGCGTGGTCGTGATGTCACGATGCACGCCGACGGAGACCAGGGGGACAAGATGTTTCATTGGAGGGTTCTCGCTTTCTGTGTAGCAGGGGTCAAGGAAGCAGCGGCCCGGGGTTTATGCCGGGCCGCCAGGGGTTACGCGACGATGATCAGACCGTGCGCGTTGCGACGGTGCGCCTTCACGCGGCACCGCAGGTCCACTGACACGTAGGTCGCGCGGATGTTGTGCGGCGACTGCGGGCTGTAGACCGTCATGCCGTCGTCCTCGTACATCAACTGGTCGGAGTTGATGAAGTAGGCCCGCTTCTCCCACAGGGCCGAAGCAGCCGGAGTTTCCAGCGCGTCCAGGGTCGAGAACGTCGGATCCCACAGGATTTCCACGCCCTTGTAGAACATGCCCGTCTTGGAGCCCTGGCCCACACCGGCGTCGATGCGCTTGACGCTGCCGGCATCGGTGTTCTGGGTCAGCGTGATCAGCGTGCGGTACACGTCGACGAACGTCGATCCAGCCAGGATGCAGTCAGGAGTGCCGCCGTTGCGATGGCAGGCGCGCCACATGGTTTCCATGGTCGCCAGCAGGTTGACCGTGGCCACCGCGCCGGCGAAGTAGTTGCGCCAGTAGGTCTTGGTCGCCGGGTCCAGGCCGCCATAGGTGCCCACCGCAGGGGTGCGCGACACAGCAGCATCCAGGCCGACAACCGCCTCGGCGCTCGACGTGCCATCACGGTGCAGTTCGATGTCCAGCTTCTCCTTGAAGCCCAGCTCGAACGCTTCCATGTGCTCGGTGATCATGTTCGTGATCACGGCCTTCTCGTTCGCAGTGGGCACCAGCTTGCCCTTGCTCGCCGGGTCCGGGTCCACGTACACGCCAGCGGCGAACAGGTTGTCCCACGGCAGGTACATGCCATCCAGGGCGGTATACCACTCGTAGGTTGCCTGATCGACCGTATCGCGCTTGGTGAAGGTGCGCGCCGACTCGCCCTTGGACCAGGCGAAGTTGGTGCCATAGCCCTTGCGCACTTGAACCTTCTGGTTCACGCCAGGGTTGAGCTTCTTGCGCTTGGCCATGAGCTTTTCGAGCAGCGGATGCTGCGTGCCGACCTGATCGATCGGGCGGTTGCGGAGATAGTCCGCGATAGAGAGCGTGGCAATGGTTGCCAGATCGCCGCCAGAGATAGCCATGATGGGCCTCCGTGAGAAAGAAAATGGGTCATTCCTTTCACGCTGCCGACGCACCATCTCGGCTGGAGGCATTTGCAGGACTCGGCTTGCCGGTGGTGAACCCGGCTTGCACCTTGTGGCCTTGCCCTGCTGGGGCTGTGGGTCGCGACTCCCACGAACGAGCGAAAATTCCGAGCGTGTTGCTGCTGGCAAAAAGCCCGGGGCGCGACTCCCGGTTACTGCTTCAATTCGACAACTGCGAGCGCATTATTTGCGCGTGTCAACACCCGTCTGACCAGAAAGTGATTCAGCCAGGCAATCCCGCCGACGCCCATGCATGCTCGACGGATTCCTCGGCAGTCACCGGCTTGCTGCCGATCTGCCGGGTTCCGCTTGAAACGTGCCCCGGCCGCAGTGGTTGCGGTGCCGGCGGCGCCGCTGGCGGTGGAGGTGTGTAAGCGTCGTACATCATCAGGATGGCCGACTGCCACTGGTTGGGCTGGTACGTGGTCACGAACTGCTGCATCACGCCGGGCTCGCGCAGTTTGCTCTGGATGAACGCCAGCTTTTCCGCATGGCCTGGTGTGGCTGCACGCTTGGCCAGCGCCTCGTCCATCTGGCTCGCCGCAGACTCGATGGTCTTCTGGAATTGCGTTTGCTCCTGACTCACCCGGTTCTGCTCGGCCAGACGTGCCTGCTGGTCGCGCAGCTTGGCGATCTCCAGTGCCCGCTCGCGGGTGATCGCCATGTTCTCCACATCGGCGGCCAGGTCTGCGTGCTTGGACAGCAGATCGATGCCCGGCGCATCCACACCCAGACGAGTTGCCAGGTCCGCCCGCAGGCCGTCGAGTTGCTTGAGCGCCGTCTGCAGGTCGTTCGGGTCCGCAGACTTGAACAGGCGGCCCATCTCGAGCATGCCGGCGAATTCATCCTGCGCCAGACCGGATTGCTGCACCATCTCGCGCACGCTGGCCAGGGCAGTTTCTGCCTCAGTGGCGCGCTTTTCCAGATCGGGGACCTGCTTCGCACGCTCGGCAAGCTGTGCCCATCGGCCTTTTGCCTTCTCGCTGGCGCCCTCGGGTGGCGTCAGGTCCTCATCCTCGGCCTTGGGCTTGTCCTTGACCTCTGCCGGCTTGTCAGTGGGCTTTTCCTGTGCCGTGGGCTTGGGATCGTCCTCGGGCTTGCCGATGCCGTCCAGCAGCGCGGTGATCTTGGCCGTGTTCTCGTCGCCGTGGCCGGTTTCGACCTTGACGACTTCGGGCTCTGGCGCCGCGGGTGGATCTTGCGTGACCTCGGGTGCAGCGCTTTGCGCTGGCGCCGCTCCGGTGTCGGTGCCGCCGGTGTCGCCGGGTTCTGGTGCGAGTAGTCTGGGTCGTGGGTATTTCATTGAAGTTGTGCAGGGGGTTGGCCAGGCATGCCGCCCGGCATTGGCATACCCGGCTGCATGCCGGGAATCTGGGGCGCCGCCTGGGCGATGGGCTTGGGCGGAAGGAATCGGTCGACGTCCAGCGATTCATCGAACCTTGCCGCCGTCTCCTTGACCAGTTCGCGGTATGGCGTGCTGTCGCCGTTCATCGCGTCCGTCTGCATGATGATCCCGATCATCTGCTGCAGCAGGGGAAGCGCGCGGGTCCACGACTCCTGCTGCTCGAGCTTGTTCGGCGCCGCGGTCGAGCCGGCGCGGATCTTCATCTGGATCAACTGGAACACCGTGTCAGGCGTGCGGGTGGCCGGCCACTCGTAGGGCAGCACGGGTTCCGGTGGCGGTTGCCCGGCCATCACGGCGGCCAGAATCTCCTGCTCATCGGGCATCTTCGGCCCGCCCATGATCTGCTCGACCTGCTGCGGGGTCATGGCCAGCAGGCACAGCTCGCTCGAATACTGCGCGATCTCGCTCAGCCAATCCTCGACCGTATCGCGGAAGTCTGCCACCCTGGCGCCCAGCGATTGGTCCGAGATGCTCGCCTCAGTGGCGGTCTTGGGCTTGGTGACGATCGACCGGGCGGCTTCCTGCAGCCCCGATACCGTCTCGATGTCGTAGCTGATCGGGGATGTGTCGTACACCGCTGGATCGATGTTCAACTGTTGTCCATGGGAGAACATGCTGTTCAGCGGCTGGCCGCCCGTGTCCACCACCAGCACCTCGCCGATCTCCGGGTGAACGTGCTTCTTGATGTCCTTGTCCCGCACATCACCGGACGTGATCCAGTGCGGCCGGATGTTCCGGCGAACCTCGGCGAACTTGTCGCGGGTCTCGTTGTGCTCGACCTCGAGCTTTTCCAGATCATCGACGAGGGACTGGCTGACCACCTCGCCGTCGACCACCCCCCAGGGCAGGATGAAGTACGGCCACCAGCGCTCACCGGCGTATTGCGGTTGGTACGGCGGGCGGGCGAATTGGGACTTGATCCCGTCCACCAGCGTGTAGATCGTGTTGTCGGTCTTGTTCCACACCTCGTAGACCAGAACCAGCGGGTCGTCCGCGCTGTTGCCCTGCATGTTCGTGCCCGAATACGGACTGTTGGCCTGCGGTGACTTGTCGACCTCGCCCACCTTGTAGGTCGTGGCATTGGCCAGGTCGAACCCGGGGAACAGGCCCATCGCCGCAGTCTTGCGCATCGGGATCTTCTCGATCATCCAGTCGGACTGCTCGTAGTCGAGGATGTCGTCAATCGCCGTGTCCAGCAGCAGCCGTTCGGTGCGAACCATGTCCAGCACCAGGCCCTCGGACGCGACGACCTCCTTCTGCGCCTCCAAGCCAGCGATGGCCTGCTCAAGTTCTCGCTTCTTGGACTCCAGATCCACCCGGCCGGCGTCGTCCTCGATCTGCGCCAGCAGGGATTCGATGTTGGCGATGTTCTCCTGCGCGTCCTCGATGCGGTCCTTGATGATCGGGTCGGTCCTGCGGTCCCGCTGGTACTGCACCTTGAGAATGCCCAGCGTGCAGGTCATCGCAGCACGCACACCTCGCTTGGCCTTGCTCTTGAGCTTCGCATCGTCGAGCATCGTCTGGGTGACGGTGGACACGGTATCGCAGAGCTTGCGCAGATTGGCGCCCTTGTTCGTGGGCTCGGCGCTCATCTCCGGGTTCTTGGCGTAGACCTTGGACTGCACCACGGCGATGTTGGCCTTGATCAGGTTCGCGCGCTTCTTGTTGTACTGCGGACTCTCCGGGACCGTCGCCTGTGAATCGTCGATGCCGCGCACCAGGCGCCGGTTGTACCGCACACGCCGGTGGAAGCTGTCCCAATGCTTTTCGGCGGCCTTGATGCGGGCCATCCACGTTGCGACCAGCGGATCATCCTTGGGTTTGGTCTGCTCGACCTGGCCGGCGACGATGGCCTGCGCGCTGCCTGCTGCAGGGGGAGGTGTAGGGGTCAGGTCAATCATCTGGTGATCCGCTCAATGCGATGTGCTCCATCGGGCAGAATATGGACGAGGTTTGCCTCTGGATCGCCAGAAAGTGATTCATCGTCGCCAGGTGGATTGGTCGTCCGACGCATCAGCGCAGCTTTGAGCATGTCGAAGCAGTTGTGAACGACTGGACCGGCCGCCAAGGTGAAGGTTTCGCCGTCAGGAACTGACAGGCACCACACATCGACCGGCCCCGCCTGCTTGATCTGCAGCACGCGCAGAGCGCCAGTGCTTTGTAGCGCAGGAGCGGCAACAAAACCGGATGTAGTCCTGCCGGCATGAATTGAAATCACTCCCGCAATGCTCGCAGGACTTGGCGACTTGATCGGCGCCAGTATCTCGGCGATGCTTGCGTCCGCAGGACTGGCCGCAATACTTCGCATGCTTTGGCCCTTCGAACTGAACGCCGCAGCATCCGCAAGAGTGCATGACTCGTTCGTGCAGGGACTGGCGCACGTTCTTCTCAAAATTGTCTTTGTGCCAGGCTCGGCCTTTTGCGCTGGCATGCCATGACTTTGCCGCCTCTCGTCCCATTTCCTGAATGTGAACAGGAATGCCCTTGCCTTCGCCGTGAATCCTTCGATGAACAGGTGCCGCCAGAAGGTCAAGATTCCCGGGCTGGTTGTTGGCCCTGTCCTCGTCGGCATGGTGGACCTCGAACCCGTCGGGCACTTTGCGCCCATTGACGCGCTCCCACACTGTCCGGTGCAGCCTGACTCCTTTGCGCTGGAAATATGGCCCGCATCGGTAGTACCGAACTCCGTCGAATTCTTGGATGGTGTCGCTGATGATGTTGACTTGCATGTGTGTTCCTCCAACAAGCCATAACAATTTATGTCCAGAAGATCCCTGGCGCGCCAGAAAGTGTTCCCGCCCATGAAAAATCTATGGTCTGGCGTGCAAACAATGTCGCGTCCATTGGCGAGAGTCATGCGAATCACTGGCGCACTGCGGCGCGTGAGCCGAGCCCCAAGCGTGGCAACCCATCGGCCTTCGTGGTTCAGCACCATATCGCCGGCCAGGACATCGCAGATCGGCACACCGCCGCGCTGCGTGAGTACCAGCGTGTCCGCTGAAAAGCAGTGGTCTTCCTCGTCGGTTGCCACGTCATCCGGGTCATCCGGGTCGGGGTTGAGCGTTGGGACCGTCCTGATGGTGTGAACGCACGACCGGAAGATCGCCAGTTGGTCTTCCTCCAGCGTCTGCTTGACCAGCATCGCGCCGGCCTTGCGGCTCCCAGGCCCCGCCCACCATGGCCGGAACTTGAGGCCAGAACGTCGGAATGTCTGCGCGTGGGTGATCTGCAGGCCGTATTGCCCCGCCCCTCTGGCAAACAAATCAGGCCCAGTGATCCGCAAACTGATGTCGTAGCCCACCCGCTCGTCGTGCGCCTCCCGGGCAATGATGCGCTGCGCCACTTTCTCCGGCGTCTCCTTGGTGCCGGTGTCGGGCATGATCTTGCCGTCGTCGTCCGTGGCGATGCCGTAGAGCTCGCGCCACATGTAGGTCTTGCCCTCGGGGTCTTTGGCGAACCAGCCGATGGCGTAGGGCTTGGCATAGCCCCAATCCATCGCCATCCAGATTTTCCAGTTCGCAGGGATCGGGAACGGGTCCACCACATGCTTGTCAGGATCCCACGCATCGGCCAGGAATGCGCCGACGTTGATGTCCCACGCACCGTAACGCCATGCTTTCTTGCGGTTCGGGTCTTTGATGCCGTCCAGAGTGGCCAGATACTCCGGGTCGTTGGCCAGCAGCGTGATGTTTTCCTCGATGTCCGAGTGAACGTAGGTGCGCTCGCGTCCGTTCTCCCGGATGATCTGCCCGGGCCGCATCCCGCCCTCCCCCAGGTTCCATCGCGCCTTGACTGCAACGTGCCCCCGCCCGTATGGGTTCGTCGTCGCCCGCACCATCCTGGGCATGCCGGGATGGCTCGACCGGCAGCACGACAGCATCATTTCGTAGAACGCCAGGTCTTTCCAGTTGGTCAGTTCCTCAAACCCGAGCCACGGGTATTCGTGTCCGTGGTAGTCCCAATAGTCATCCTCCCGAACCCCCTGCCGCAGTAGCAGTTCCTCGCCGTTGGGGAATTTCCATGTGTAGCTGGCCTCGTTGAACCGTGCGGCCGGGAAGAACAGGCGGAACCACTGCTTGCTTTTCGTGGCCACGTCGGCAAGCTGCGGGTATGTCTCGCGGAACAGCACACCACGCCACGCCGCGCCATAGCCGCGGTTGACGTATTGAGCGAAGGACATCAGCAGCGCAGCGGTCTTTCCCCCTCCGCGCGTGCCCTCCAACAGGCATTCGAACACCGGGCAGGTCAGGAACTCGATCTGGCTGCCAGGGTGCGGTATCCAGCGGGTTTGCGTCACCGCTTCTGCACCATCTTCGTCCATGCTGCCGGGTCATCGATCACCCCAGGCACCACCAGCACACCTGGATGCTCTGGCGTTTCCTCTGCCTCGTTCAGCCGGGCGATGCGGTCCTTGTTGGCGGCCAGCAGGTTGATGCCGATCGACGCCGATTCATTGGCCAGCTTGGTCAACACCCCCACATTGCGCAGTTGCTCGATGGACTTGAGCGGGTCCGCGTCGTCCACTTTGCTTACCTCGCTGTTCGCCAGGGCATTGAGGCGGTGCGCCGTGGCCGACCCATGCATTGCAGCGGATGCCAGGTTCTCGCTGATGTCGATTAATTTCCGCGCGAGACTATTCGCGGTTATTTGCGCGGGAATCGGCAGGGAACGCAGCGCAAGCGCAGCGTCCGCCATCTTGTTCGCCACCACCTTGATGGTGTCTGTCTGCCCCTTGAACTTCTCCCGGATTGACGATTCCGCGATACCGAATTCCTTGCCCAGGGACGTGCGCGACTCGCCATTGAGCATGCGAGATTCGATCTCTGCCCATTGCGCCTCGGTCAGCTTCGATTTACGTCCCACTGATCACATCCGTATTAGGGTTTATCCCTATGCAATACCCGTTGACTGATACACGCATTGCGTGCATACTACTTTCCATGGACGGCGCAATTGCAGTCCGCCGGCGCCTCCCGGTAGTGGGGCAGGAGATACAAAATGACCGAAGCCGAAAACTACGCATTGCTCCACGACGGCGGCAATACGGAGCAAGCCTACAAGCTCGCCAATAACATGAGCATCAGCATCGATCAAGACTGGAAAAACGAAGTCACGGTCTTTCATTTCGCTGACGGTTCGCACATCTACGCATCCGGCCCCGAGTTTCGCGTCGCCACGCAAGCCGAAGCGGACGCCGATTGGAATCTGGAAGCCCGCCCCGCGTCTTGGTCCGACAAAGAAGACTGAAATGACCAACCACCCCAACCGCTCCCCGGGCCACCCCGGGCGCAACCCGGACCCCACCGAGATCCGCGCAGCCCGAAAAGCCGCCGGCCTGAACCAGACCCAGGCCGCGCAGCTGATCCATGGCACGCTGCGCGCATGGCAAGAGTGGGAGGCCGGCAACCGGCGCATGCACCCGGGCCTATGGGAACTTTTCCAGCGCAAGCTGTGAATCATCCGACAACCTCCACCAGCTCAGGCAGCAGCAGGACAACGGCAAATGCCCGGTTGCGGGGTGTCAGGTAGCGCAATACGAGATATTCCCGGTGCTGCCTCCTGCGGCCACGGTATCCGGTGACCCGGGCGAGTTGGCCCAGGGGGGTCCGCACCAAGGTTCCGATCGGGATGGATTCGACCTCGACGGGCTTCGGAGTGAACCGCAGCAGGCCGATCGGTGGCTTGGTGTTGATCCCGGCTGTCATGGCTTGTGAGATAGGGCCGCGCGCCGGGCCTTGTTGCCATCGGCGTGATTGAGGGACGACAGGTGCCACAGGAAGCAGATCGGACAGCGGTAGGGTGTGGTCGACGCGTTGCCGTGGATCTTCTGGCCCCGGATGGCGAAGTCCCGGGCCTCGTTCTTGCTGGCGAATCGCTTCTTGTCGATGCACATGCGCTGGGCGGTCTTGAACGTGACGGTGCGGCCGATCTTCTCCATGGGGATCGGCGGCTTCATTGGCGCCTCGCTTGCTCGAATGCCCTCTGGATGTGCATCCAATGCTGGCCGGCGGATCGGTTGATCAGCACGCGGATGCGGGCCTGGGCCTGGGCTTGCATGGCGTCGAGTTGGGCGGGGGTCATCGGGTTTTCTCCAGCTCCTTGCGCTTTGCCGCGTACCGTGCGCGGATCTCGATCAGTTCGCCGCGGGTCCACTTCCTGACTCGGTTGTCCGCTTCCAGGGCCTCGACGGCGGCCAGGCCGATGCGATTGATCAGGCCAATGCGGTAGTCCACCGCCCGCCCGGCGCCGTGCCGGTTGCACACGACAAGCTGCCGGTGGCAGTTGTCCTCATCGAATCGCAAGTGGCCAGCACTCCCGGTCGATCGGTAGTGGCCGGCATCCCAGCGGCTCCCGGTGATCAAGTCCCGATCGTTGGCCGTCCTGCCGCAGCAGATGCAGGGCTTGCCCGCGTCCCGGGCTCGGATGTATGCATTGAATTCACGCTGGGCCAATCGGATGAGTTGCGGAATGGTCTGGATTGCATCGCGCCTGGCGCGGGTTTTCGCCCTCTCCTGGGCTTTTCTGGCCTTGGTCGATGCCGTGGCCTCGGCCTTGGCGCATCGCAGGCCACACACAGCCTGCAGCGGTCGCACGGGGGTGAATGCCTTGCCGCAGCGGCGGCAGTCCTTGAGGGCTACGGGTTGGAGCATCACGCTGCCTCCACAATCTCGCCCGTCTCGGCGTCCACCGTCTGCCCAATCTGCCGCGGCGCTTCGGGGAATGCGATGTCGTTTTCCGATCCCCACGCGAAGATGAATTCGATCAGTTCCGCGCATTCCTTGCGGGTCAACTGCGATGTCCTGCGGAAAACGATGTCCACCCCATGCCCGTCCAGGGCCGGCAGCAGTTCGACCTGCTCACCCCGGGCCCGGCACCATGCAGCGGTCAGCAGGCGTTTCCACGTCTCGATGTCTCGGCGCTTTCCCGCCCACTCCTGCGTCTTGGAGATGTGGCCCAGCATGGCGTGAAGCAGCCGGTTCTCGGCGTCCGATCGCTTTTCCTCCTTGACTTCGAGGGTCAGCGGTCGGCCGCCGGCCAGCAAATGGCCCTTGATGGCAGGCCATGCGACCTGCGCCAGGTCGTTGTATGCTTGCTGGGGGTTGTGGCAGCGGATGTGGATCATGGTGCAAATGCGCGCGCGGGCGCGATATACGGGCCGAGAAGATTCCAATACCATCCCCGGGCATAGTCCGCATACTCGTCCTGGCCGTGACTGCGCATCATGGCGATGTGGGCGGCGATGGTGGCGGTGGTGATCATGTTGGGCGGTGCGGGAAGTTGGGGAAGAACATCAGCGGGTCATCGGGCGAGCCCTTGTACTGCTGGCTGTCACGGTCGAACCACAGCGCGATGGTGGGTTCATCCTCCCCATTGCGCTGCTTGCGACACAGGATCGAGGCATCGCACTCGGTCTGCTTGTTGGAGTGCGCGCCCTTGGCCTTGTAGGCGTCCTCCTTTGCCTTGTTGCGCCAGACCATCATCACGTTGTCGACCAGATCCGTGATCGCCCCGCTGCCCTTGTTGTCGTACTTGTCCGGGACGTGGTTCTCGTTCGATGGCTTGCGGATGTGGTGGACCAGATGGATGTGGATCTGGTTGTCCCGGGCCAGCGCGGTGAGCTCGTCGACGAAAACCTTCTGCCCGGTGTAGTCGTCCTCCCCTTGCACGCACTTCATCAGGCTGTCGATCACGACCTGGGTGATGCCGAGTTCCTTGGAGCAATACCGCGCCATGCCGATGACCCGATCCGCACTGACCGTGCCAGTCTGGTCGTACAGCCACAGCTTGCGGTCTGACCACTCACCGAATTCACGGTACAGGTCCAGCACGGCGGACAAGCCCTCTTCGTTCTGGTACTCCGGGCTGAACGGGTTGGTGCCGGCGTACATCCGGGACAGGCGCTGCAGGGTCGTCGCCGGCTTCATCTCGAAGCTGGCGATACAGCACTTCTCGCCCTGGCCCATCAGGGACAGCACGACCTGGCTGACAACCTGCGTTTTTCCGTGACCGTTCTGGCCTGCCCACAGGGTCACCTCGCCCGGTCGGAAATTGAAAATCTTCTGGCACTTTTCCCACGGCAGATAGACCTTTTTCGTCTTCTCCGGGTTGCGCATGCGCTCGATCAATTCGGCCATCCAGGCCGATGCAGGCTTGACCTTCGCCTTCGCGTCGGTCTCGCGCAAAAAGTCCGAAAAGTCGATGCTGTCGTCGATGTACTCAGCCATGTTCTGCGACCTCCTGCGGCTGCTCGACAGGCCGGCGCCACACATCGGACCACACCGATTCAACGAATCCGCGCTCGTTTTTCTGGCTGCATCCTGCCGCCACGACGGCGGCGCCAGCATCCTTGCACCGCTGCGCGATCGCCTTCACGCGCTCAAGGTCCGACCCGGAAATGCTCACGGTCAGGCCGACCACGAAACGCATGTCGAGCAGGTCGATTGACTCGCTGGGCAGGATCTCGACCGTCGCGTGTTCGTGGTACTCGAACCAGTCCACGTCGCACGGGTAGTCGTTGATGAACACGAAAGCCGGGGTGATCCCGCGCTTTCTCAGGGCGATGATGTGATCGTGTCCGCGCATCAGATGGCTCCTGCCATGGGGTCGTGCGCAGCGGATCGGCTGCCCTCGTCCTCCCATCGGCGCTGGTTGAGGTAGGTTGCCGGGTTTGGCACGAACTGCCCGCCCGCCTTGGTCCATGCTTCGCTGCCGGCCTTGGCCTCGACGTCTGCCAGAACTTCGGGCAGATGGCCGTTGATCCTTGCCGACCGGAATGCCTTCACGGCTGCCGGCTTGCCGACCTTCTTCGGGTATCGCTCCCAAAACTCAGCGAAGCCGTCAGGCGTAGCGGATGGGGGTTTGGGGGTGTTGTTTGAAGATGAAGAAGAAGATGAAGAAGAAGGGGTTAGGGTTTGGTTGAGAGTTTGGTTATCCTTTTGGATAACCTTGTTGGCAAGCAAATTCGGATTACCACCCAACCTTCCAGCCTCTGCGCGAATATTCCTGATGCGCTCATCGGCAACCATCCGACGCGAGAACATGCAACTATCTTCGGTGCGGCTTATGACGCCAGCGTCCTCCAATTCTTGGATCAGGCTTGTGCATTCCTTGATGGATAGCCCAACCTGGCGCCCAAGCTGGGCCGGTGACATTGCCTTGCCGTTGATGGTCAGATGCCCATACGGTTCGCACTCGTGGGCAATGCACATCAGGTTGATCCACAGGCCTTGCGCGGCCATCGAACACGATTGCAGCTCGACGTCCTTGCGCCAGTCGGCCGGGTAGAACTGGAAGGCTGGACGCTTCATGCGGCCATCTCCTCGGCGTCGTGAAACAGGCCGGTTTCCTTGTGCTCCCGCGCCTCCAGCAGGTTCCTGCAGGCCAGGTCGAAGTAACTGCGCTTGAGTTCGGCTCCGACGAACCTGCGACCCATCTCGATCGACACGTAGCCTTCTGACCCGATGCCGGCGAATGGCGAGAACACCAGATCGCCCGGGTTACTCCACAACTCCATGGCCCGCTCGATCACGTCAAGCTGCAGCGGGCAGATATGGCGCTCGTCGTCCGATTCGCGCGCAGACTTGAACTGCAGGGTCCGCGACGGATTGATGTCCATCCATACCGGGCTGGCGTACTTCTGCCACTTCTGCACCGGGAAAGACTCGTGCGTGTGGCTGATAGGTTCCGGGTTCTCGCCGGGCTTGCGCATCGTCACCAGATAGTCGGCGATGCCCTGGCGGGACATGCTCGAATCCTTGCGGATGGTCTTGTGCAGCAGCCCGAGAGCCTTCGTGCGCTGCATGGCGGTAACCGGGTCTTTCCAGATCGTCACCTTCGAGTGATAAATCCAACCTTCCTCGGTGAACATGCGGGTCAACTCGCCGCTGAAGTCGTGCAGGCCGATCACGCCATCGCGGAACTTCGATGTCTGCAGGTCCATGCAGTGAAACGACAGCAGCCGGCCCGGCTTGGTGACGCGATGCAACTCCTTCACAAGAAACCGGAAATGCTCGTAAAACTCGCTCGTGGTCTTGCAGTTGCCCATGTCGCGGTCGCTGTTCGAGTAGGTGTACAAACTCGCAAATGGCGGGCTGAACACGGAATAGTCGATGCTGTTGTCAGGCATCTCCCTGGCGACCTCGACACAATCGCCCAGGTGCAGCGTCCAGCCCTCTCCGGTTGCGATGTCACGCGCGTATTCCGACTTCTCCACAATGGCCCCCTTGATCGTTTGTTTCGTGAGTTCGAGCATGTGCGACACCATGGACTCGGCCATGTCATTCGCCTGCTCCTGCTTGCGTTCGAGATTGGCCTTCACGGCACCTTCGGACTCGGCGGAAATCAGATGCACGTCGACAACGTGCTTTTGCCCGAACCGATAACAGCGGCGCACGGCCTGGTAGTAAGACTCGAACGAGTCATCAAGGCCGGCGAAAACCATGTCTCGGCAGTGCTGCCAGTTCATGCCCCAGCCAAAAACCGATGGCTTACTTATGAGAACTTGAACGTCGCCTTTACGCCATGCCAATTCCCACGCCATCCGATCGTCGGATTTCGTAGAGCCTTGAATGGAAACGGCTGATATGCCGGCCGCTTTCAGTGCGGCGGCAATTTGATCCTGCTCAGTGTTTAGGTGGCACCAAACTAGGAATTTCTTTGCAGATACATCGCAGCCCCGAGGATGCTGTTGTAGCTGTCCTTGAACTTGCCCAACCCCTGATTGCAGTTCATGCACAGCAGGCCGCGAATCTTTCCGGTCGCGTGGCAGTGATCCACTACTGGCCAAAAATTCCCGTGCGTCCCCGACGTGTAGCCGCATATCGCGCAACGATTGTTCTGAAGAGCAAGCATCTCCAGAAAATCCACTCGACTTATTCCGAAGGTCGCGCGCAGACGCTGGTCCTTCTTCTTCGTCGGATTCGCCCTGAGCCAGGCCAAACTCTCCGCCTTCCTCTGTTCGCGAAACACGTTGTCCTCCGCATACTTGGCGCGACGATCCGCGTTCACCTTGTCCTGCGACTTCCGGCTGCGCTTCAGTTTGTCCGGGTTGGCGGCTCTGTATGCCGCCATGTAAGCTTTTCTCTCGGGTGTTTGCGTTGGCATTCTGAATTATCTCCACAACCTTTAAGACCCGGGCGCCCATTGATTGGCGCTTCGCGTCCCTGCGCTCTGTCAGCGTCTGCGCCAGCCCTGCGAACAACTGGCCCGGCAATGCCTCTTGTGATTCAATGACGTGCTCGTGAAGCTGCAGGCCGGGCAGGATGTAGGACGACCCATCGAAACCCAAATCGGCAGGATTGCGAATGCATACGGACCACTTCGACATCCATTCCCAAAATCGTGTTTTGCCGTGCCCCTTGAGCCGCCACTGGCTCGTGTCTCCGCCATCGTGAACGAAGAACATCGCCAACATTTCGACCGCCGACATGACGCCCAGGAACTCCGCCTGATTGCCAAGTTCCATGTGGTCATTGGGCGATGGCGTTGCCGTGCAAGACAGCTTGTATGGCGTGTCCCGGAACATCGCGATGATCTTGGCCCGGGTCTTGGAGTCGTGGCTTTTCAAGATGCTCGACTCGTCCAGCACGACTCCGGCATAACTGGCAATGTCGAAGTGCTCGACCATCTCGTAGTTCGTGATGATGATGTCGCCCTCTGTCTGCGACTCGTCACGGCAATACTTGATCGAGGTTCCGAAGCGCGCCTCTTCCTCGACCGTTTGTTGCGCCACGCACAGCGGCGCAAGGATCAGAACGCGCCCACCAGTGAAGCCGGCAACCTGGCGCGCCCATTCGGACTGCATGGCGGTCTTGCCCAGGCCGGTGTCAGCGAAGATCGCAGCGCGGCCCCGCTTGCATGCCCATTCCACAATGGCGCGCTGGAAATCGAACAGATGCGGCTTGATCGCAACCGGATCGAAGCCGGAGGCAACTTGCGTCGACGCCTTGGCGCGGATGAAATCGTCGTATGTCATGCAGCCTCCGCCAGTTCGGGCCAGTACCGATCCCAATCGTTTGGGCGCAGTTGCTTGCAAGTGACAAGGCCACCAGTGGCGCGCTCAATCGCTTTGCAATGCTCCGCAGGCACTTCGCCGCTGCGCTTCCAGTGGGTGACGGCGGCTTTCTGCAATCCACACAGGGCGGCGAGCGCAGCCTGATTGCCCAAAATGTCGGACGCAGCCTTGATAGCGCTTGAGACTTCTTCATTCATGCCCAGAGTATCGCGGTACGAGACTTATTGGTCAAGCCACGCGATACAACGATTTTGTAATGAAGTTTGCCCGCCTTATGCTGTTTGCATGACGTTCGGGGATCGACTCAAGGCTTTCGCGCTCTTATGCCAAAAAGTTAAGTTTGGCGAGACTCTTATTGAAACTCAATCTATCGAAAGAGTATCGTTGTACTTGACTCATTAGTTTCGTGCGGCGATACTTTCTCCATCAGCAGCACAACAGCAACCGAACCGCCACACCGGCGCAGAAAGGGGAAACGATGAAAACCTTCGCAATCAATGACGGCATCGACGGCACGTACACGCTGGCCGAGATGCTGGAAGTGAATCACCACGACGACGAGTTCTGCGAGTGGGCCAAGACTGCCGGCGCATCGGACATCTGGCCCGGCCTGGGCGAGAAGTGCGAATGCATCGATTCCGCCGCCTGATCCCACCCAACCGCAGGAGAACAGCATGAGCCGCCGCCAATACCGCGAAGCCGCGCAGGCCAAGCGGACCATCCCAACGGCAGACCTGACCGACGCTCAATGCGACGTCATCGATGCCGCGTGGGACCGCAGCAAATACGACCCGGAACTGCAGCGCAAGCGCCTGCACGACCAGATCCAAGACCAGCAGCGGATGCTGCGCATCATGGGGCAATCGCTATGACCTACCTGATCCTCGGCGTCGTGTCCGCCATCGTCGCCCTGCTGGCAAGTTTCGTTGTCGCGTGGGTCGTCAAAGACACGCCAGTCGACCGGTACGAGGATGGCGAGCAGTCCGATGCGGATGTGCAGGCCATCAAGGACTCCATGCGGGGGACGCTGTGAACACCACCATGCTTCGCCGCGCCCGCAGGCACTTCGTACACCCGATGGCGCCGACCCACATTCAGCGGGCAAACATGCGGGCCTGGGTGCGCTCGATCCGCATGCTTGGCGACCGCTGGCTGTTTGCCAAACCCATCGAGCGCAGGACATGAAAGAGCCGATCCGTCGCAAGTGGCAAGACGCAGCCCTTTTCATCGTGGCCATCCTCGCGCTGGCCGTCATTTTCACAACCAACTGAGGACACCATGGAAATCGAACTACTCGACGAACCCACCACCGCCCTGACGGTGACCGCCCGCGCCGCACTGGCGCTGTCGTCCGACCAGACCCGCAAAGACCTGCAGGAACTGGTCAAGAAATCGGCCAACATCAAGGAAGTGAAGAACGTTGCCGGCCGCGATGAATGCCACTCTGCCGCAATGGTGTTGGTGCGCGCCCGTACCGCCATCACCAAGACCGGCAAGGCGGCGCGCGAGGATGCTGCTGCGTTTCAGAAGGCGGTCATCGCCGAGGAGAAATCACTACTGGCCATCACCGAGGCCGAGGAAACCCGGCTGCTGGGCCTGCGCGACGCATGGGACGCGGCCCGCGCCGCCGAGAAGGCCGAGGCCGAGCGAATCGAACGGCTGCGCGTCGAGACGATCCATCTTCGCATTGCCGACATCCGGGAAGCCGGGAACCTGGCGCTGCAGTGCCGCACGTCGGCCATGGTCGAAGCCCTGATCGACAAGCTGGACGGTGCCACGCTGGAGCACTTTGACGAGTTCGCCGAGGAAGCCGAGCGCGCCCGTGAAACTACGCTGGCCAGGATGAAGGAAATCGCCGAGACGAAGCGCGCCGAGGAACAGGAGCGCGCCCGCATCAAGGCCGAACAGGAAGCGGAAGCGGCCCGCCTGGCCGCCGAGCGCGCCGAGAACGCACGCATCGCCGCCGAACTGGAGCGCCAGCGCAAGGAAGCCGCCGAGGCCGAGCGCATTGCGGCCCAGGAGCGCGCCGCGCAGGAAGCCAAGGCCAAGGCAGCACGCGAAGCCGCCGAGGCCGCAGCGAAGGCCCAGCGCGATGCCGAGGCGAAGCGCCTGGCCGACGAACGCGCAGCATTCGAGGCAGAGCAAGCTGCAGCACGCGCCGCGGTGCAGGCCGAAGCCGATCGGGTGGCCGCCGAGCGCGCACAGTGGCAGGCCGAGGTAGAACGCCGCGCCGCCGAGGCGAAGGCGCTGGAAACGCCGCCGGCCGCCGAGCCCGTTGACGAACACATCGCCGGCCCGATTGTCGAATCCGATCCGATCTTCAACCAGGAAGACGGCAGCGACCTGCTGGACGGCCCTTACAGCCCATCCGATGCCGAAGTCATCGCCGTCGCAGCCAACGCGGTGGCATGCCGCTACAGCATGTCCTTCAATGACGCTCTGAACCGGCTGGCCGAGATTCAAGAGTGGATCGTAGCCGAAGTGCCGGCGTGAACACCTACGGCGCGTTCAAGTGTGACCTGTGCGGATTCGCCAGTTACACGCGCGCCGGCCTCAACACCCACCACGGAAAGAAACACGCAATGAACGCACTGACGAAAACCGAAACCGGAGCCCTGGCGCTGAACGACACCGACCTGATGAAGGTTCTGGAATCCAGCCTGTACCCTGGCGGCGCCCCTGAGTCGATCAAGATGGTGATCGGCTATTGCCGCGCCGCCGGCCTGGACCCGATGCAAAAGCCGGTCCACATTGTCCCCATGTGGGACTCGAAAGCCGGCCGCATGCGCGATGTCATCATGCCCGGCGTGAACCTGTACCGCACGCAGGCGATGCGCTCCGGCGAGTGCGCTGGCGTATCCGAGCCGGAATTCGGAACCGATGTCACCGAGGACATCGGCGGATCCCGCATCACCTTCCCGGCCTGGTGCCGCGTGACCATCAAGCGCCGACTGCCGACCGGGGAGATTGCCAGCTTCACGGCGCGCGAGTTCTGGAAAGAGAACTACGCCGTCAAGGGTGGCAAGGAAAAGAGCATCGCCCCGAATGCGATGTGGTCCAAGCGTCCCTATGGGCAACTGGCCAAGTGTGCCGAAGCCCAGGCGCTGCGCAAGGCGTTTCCCGAGATCGCTGCAGCGTCAACCGCCGAGGAAATGGATGGCAAGCCCATGGTTCACGACGAGCCCGCGACGCCGACATTCGACTATCTCGACCCGGCGCCGATCATGGCCGGCGTGGCAGGCATCAAGACCGATGCCGAAGGCGCGGCCTACTGGCGGGAGAACGCGCCCAAGCTGGCGAAGCAGCAGGCCGACTACCAAGCCCTCAAGGATGCCGTGATCGCCAGGCGCAAGGCCATCGCAGAGGCAGGCAAGCCCGAAGTCACCTACGCCATGGTGATGGACAAGATGCTGGCCGCCAAGAACCGGGACGCCCTGGACGTGGCTGCCGACTGGATCAACGCGATCGAGGACGGCATCCAGAAATCTGAGCTCACCGCCAAGTATGAAGAACTGCAACGCACCATGGAGGAATCGCAATCATGAAATTCATCGCAGCACCCCAGGGCACGCCGGAATGGCTGCAGGCCCGCGCCGGCGCCATCACCGCTTCGTGTTTCGCCGATGCCGTCTCCGTCCTGTCGCGCAACAGCGGCGAGAAGAAAGCCGGCGACCCGACCGCCGCCAGTGACAAGTATGCCGGCGACGTTGCCATCGAGCGCATCAGCGGCAAGCCCTATGGTGAACCGCCGCGGGCATGGGTCCTCGAGCGAGGCCACATCATGGAGGCCGCTGCGCGCGTAGTCTACGAAACCCGATTCGGCCTGATCGCCCAGGAGTCTGGCATCGTCAAGACCGACGACGACTGGTTCGGGTATTCGACCGATGGCCTGGTGGACGACGACGGCCTGATCGAAATCAAGTGCCCGGTCGACAGCAACAAGATCATGGCGATGTTCAATACCGGCGACACGTCCGAGTATGACCACCAGATCCAGGGCGGCATGTGGATCACCGGCCGGCAGTGGTGCGACTTCCTGATGTACGTGCCCGATCTTGAGACGGTCGGCAACGACCTGTACGTCAAGCGGATCTACCGCGACGAGCAGTTCATCGAAAAGCTAGAGACGGACCTGATGAAGTTCCGCGCCCGCGTGCAGATGACCGAGGCCATGCTGCGCCGGCCAATCGCCGCGCACCAAATGCAGGCCAAGAAGGCGGCCTGACAAGTTACCAGTGGAAGTGACAAAAGCCCGTTGCGATAGTGAGACTGTCCCGGCCATGCGGCAAGCCGGCCACTGACCATATTGGAGATGAAATGATCACCCACACGACAGACCTAGAGCGCGCTCAGGCGGCAGAGATAGAGCGGCTGCAGGACATCAGCGAAGCCGATGCCAACACCGGCGACTTGTTCGCCCTGACCACCAGTAAAGGGGGTGCGGCATGACCCATCCAGACAATGAACTGTCCGCGCTCAAGCGCCGGGTTGCCCAGGCAAAGCGCTTCCCGGCCAACACCTGCCCAGCGTCGAGGCATGTCCACATGATGGCGCTGGCGCTGGCGCGTGGCGAGACATACCACATGCTCACCGAGGAACCAGAACACTGCGCCGAGTCCATGCTGTCCGTGCTGGAAAGCCTATGGAAGGCGCGCACTGAACTGGACAAGCGCACCACCAGTAAAGGGGGAGCGTGATGGACGACGAATTGCTGCCGTGCCCGTTCTGCGGTTCAGACGCTGAAATGCTGACTATTCCAGAGGGGCACCCGGACGTGGGAGCGATGTTTGTGCAATGCACCAACAGCCGCTGCATGACTTCGAGCGCACTGCTATACCCGTTGATGGACGATGTGCGCGGCCTGCTGCGGGAGCGATGGAACCGGCGCACCAGTAAAGGGGGAGCGGAATGAGCATGGAATACATCCGCGATACCTATGGAGTCCCGGCGAAGCGTGGCGGGCGCGTTGAATATCGCGGCGGTGCCGAAATCCAGACTGGCACCATCACCGGATCGGACGGCCACTATCTGCGCATCAGGATGGACGGCGAAAAGCACTCTCGCGACTATCACCCGGCCTGGGCAATGCGTTTTCTTGACGACACCAGTAAAGGGGGAGCGACCCCCACTACACAGGAGGAATGACAGATGCCAATACTGCGATTTGAAGGCTACAGCGACGACACTTTCGGAGAGGTCGCCCACACGAAGGATGACTACGACAACTGCGCCAGCGGCGAGCCGATCGAATACCTCGTGTCGGACTGGGCAACCGGCAATGCCATCGTCGTCACGGGGCAGCATTGCCCTGGAAACAGCGGAAGCTGGATGATTGGTGTGGCGAACCACGACCCCGACGCCGAAGACAAGGACTTCCCGCGCTGGCCGATGCGGATTGAGGCGCAAGACTATCGCAACGGGTTCCAGCCGTCACTGGTAATTGACGCACCGGCTGGTGTGACGGTTCGATGCCTTCAGCGCGCCACCAAACAGGAGGAATGACATGCTCTCCGACCAAGAATTACAGTCGCTGCGAAATTGGGGCAATCTTGCCGAAGAAGCCGCCGACGAGATATGCGCCCTTCGCGCAGCACTGGCAGCACAGCCCGCCGAGCCGGTGGCGTGGGATGCCGCTTTGAACACGCTGGCGCAAGTGTTCCACAACGGCGAAGAAGCGGAGGGCGACGACGGCGCGGTAATGATGGTTGACTTGGCGCTGTGGAATGAAGGGTGCGAGGCGCTTGAATCCCTCGTTAGCGAAGACGAACTCGCCGCACCACCCGCCCCTGTGCCGCCCGAGCCTATCGCCGAAATGGACGCTGTTGCCATCAGGTACGCACACAAGATGGCGCTTGATCTCGAATGCATCCTAGCTGAGTACGGCGGCAGTTGGTACAACACGGCGATTCAAACCCTTGGCGAGTACCGATCTGAAATGAACGCGATTCACGAGCGCGAGTGTCCGACATTCATGGGCGAGCCGGTGATCGCAGCAGCAGGAGACAAGCCATGACCGCACAAATTTGGGACCAGCTTGCCGCTATCGGGAAATCAGCGCCGGGGGCGTGGGATGAACTGCCGCCGCTGCCACAAGGGGCCGTTTATACGCCCGCGCTCGGGACTGTCGGCGCGGCGATGTACACCTTCACCGCCGACCAGATGCGCGCCTATGCCGCCGCCGCTGTTGCGAGGGAGCGCGCTCGATGCTCCGACATTTGCGACCAAAACGCAAGCTGCGAAGGTATCGCTCAGAAGTGCGCAGCGGCTATCCGTAGGGGGTGATTAGCCACCTACAGCCTGCACCAGGCGCCGATGTCGGCTGGCGCACTCCGCGTACAACTCCACCAGTTGTGCGCCCCACCGCAAGACCGTTCCGGCCTTCCCGTCCCGCAGCTCAGGGACTGGCTGGCAAGGGGTCGCCAGATTTGCCGGGATCTCCGTTAGCTCGGGAGATAGCGGCGCGTAGGAGCTGCAGCCCGTCATCAGGCAGGCAGACAGAATCACGGTAGACAACTTGAGTGACGACACGCTCGACCTCTTGAGTGATGGGAACAAACTCTTTGCGGATCACAATCTTGTCGGTCTCGTGCGCGACCGCCGCCGTGTTGCTGTTCTGCCTCTGTAGCCTCTCCGCTGCACGTTGGTTGACCTGACGGGCTTGCTCCTTGATGGCGTCTTGGCCTGCGTGCCACTTCACCCCGGCCGCGAACCCGGCAACGAGACAGGCAAGCAACAGGACCATCTTGGCGGCAATGCTCATCTAAAAAGCATC